CCGGCGCTCCATGGATAAAGATATTCTCTCTCCAGCTATCGACATATTTCGCCGCAGCGCAGTCAGCGTGATCGACTATGCGCGCACCGTCGAGCTTCCAGACGGCGATTTCGCTGGAACGCATTATGATCCCACCAGACACCAGGCACAGCATACGATTTTGAGGGCGATAGATTCTGGAGCTAGGTGGGTTGCAATCTGCAAGCCGGTGCAGGACGGCGGATCGCTGGCAGCGTTCATCCCTCTTCTTCGCCGCGCCCACGCGATGGGGCAGACGGTTATTGTTGCATATCCGACAATGGATCTGGCGAAGGATGCATGGGTCAAGAAGGTCTGGCCGATGCTCGAGCGCCAAGGTGGAGTGACGCCGAAGAATGGCGGCGGCTCTCGCGGCGGCGCTGCGCGCGTAGTCCAGCTGCCGCAGGGCGGCTCGATAATCCTGCGCGCGGCTGGAGGTCGGCAGGAGTCAGGCCAGGCCAGCGTCAGCGCAGATGCAATGCTGGTTGATGAGGTTGACGATTGGGCAGACATGCGAGTGCTCCGATTGATCGAGCGCCGCCTTTCGCGCTCACGCGATCCTCTGATCATATATGTCTCCACCGTCAAGCGAGACGAGCTTGAGGGCGTAGATCGTTCCCGCATCCTGCGCCTGTACGAGCAAGGGACGATGACCCGCCTGCACTATCCTTGTGCTAAATGCGGAGCACTGTTCGCGTTCGAGTGGGAACAAGTCGATCAGGATGCGTGTGTGATGAGATGCCCGCACTGCTCTGCCGCCCTCGATGATGCCGACCGCATCAAGATGCTCCCGCACGCGAAGCGGTACGATCAGAACCAGACGAAGAAGTTTAGCATCATGTGGACTGCGCTCGAATCTCCGTTCCCGATGCTGGTTGACGGTCAAAAGCTCCCGGTGATTCGCGCATTGTGTTTGGAGCACAAGATCGGGATGGAGGCCGCAGAGAAAGGCGACCACGGTCTTTTGCGGCAGTTCTTCCGCGACCGATTGTGCCGGACCTACCACGACGAGGAGAACGAGGTTCCGCACACGACAGAGATAGCGTTGGCCTCGCGCAGTGCCTCTGCTGGCCTGCGTCGCGGGGACATTCCAGAATCGTGCGAGTGCCTGGCGATCGGAGCAGACGTAGGCAAGCGCGACTGCTGGTGGGCTGCTGTTGCGATTGACCGAGATCAGCGCTGGTGGGTTGTCGATTGGGGTCGCTCAGAAATCGACGGCAGGTCGTCAGAGGGGCGCGCAGACGAGCCGTCACCGCAGGAACGCGCAGCGATGCTCGACAGGATGTATGAGCGGACCCTCCGTCTGCGTCGGTGTGATGTCGCGTGTATCGACTGCGGCTACACTCCCGAACTGGTAGTCCCGTGGGCGAGGAAGCGCAAGTGGCGGCTCGTTCGCGGCGACCAGAGACCAGAGGGCACAGATGCAGTCGCAATCGGCCAGTGGGGCGAGGCGCGAAAGCAGAAGGCCGGTCACACAATCAACTTCATTCGCACTGACGAAGTGAAGAAGCTGATGCATTCATGCCTTGCAATAGATCCCGGCAAGCCAGGCGCAGGAATGATTCCGCGCGGAGAGGCAGCGAACGACTGGATCATCCGGCACCTGTGCTCAGAGACCTGGAGCACGCGGGACGGCTGGGTGAAGATCCGCCCGCAGAACCACCTGCTGGATTGCGTAGTCTATGCGCTCGCGTTCTGCCTGGCGCACAAGCGCAAAGCAGAGCAGGCGCAGCGCAGATACGGAATCGCCAGCGGGCCGACGACAGGCCAAGGGCCAGGCGAGATATCAGCGGAGACGGGCAGCAAGCCCAGGGCGAGGCAGTATGGGATCGTAGGCCACTACGTCTAGGAGCGAGCATGATATTCCATCTTTGCATCGGAGCGGATATCGACCGCGAAAATTTGAGCCGCGATCATTTCATAATCTGCCTCCCAGGTGAAAAGCTCCCGAGCGGCTGTGAAGGGATCGAATGCGGAACGCTTGCAGAGGCGAACTTCGGAATGCGTCTGCGCTTCTCCAATCCGCGCGACACAGTAAGCAAGCTGCCGTTTCTGGAGGTGCTGCGCGGCAGGACGGAACACGCTGGCGTGCGCGACGAGTGGGAACGCGCTCTGCTGTGGCGCGCAAACCAGATCATCGACGAGCTTGGGAACGACCCTTTGGACGCGTGGATGGGAATCTGCAATATGTATCGGTTGTGGAAGGCGCTTCCGTGCGCCGGATCATCTGACTCACTGCGCAACAGGCACGCTGACGAACCAGCAGTGTGCGTCGGCGCTGGTCCGACTGCCGAGGATCATCTGGCCGAAGTTGCGGAGAACAGATCGTACCTGCGCGTGTTCGCAACAGACGTCATGGTAAACGCCTGCCTCAAGCACGGGTTTGAGCCTGACTACATCTGCTCGATCGAGAGGATACAGGGCACGTCGAATGTTTTTCGTTCATTCCCTGTGCTCGAGCAGTCAGTGCTGCTCTGCCCTCCGATGATCCCGAGCGACTGCGCAGAGAAGGTCAAGCGCGCGATCTTCTGGTTGTCTGGAGACGCCTATGCAAACTGGCTCAGCCAATACAAGCACCGCGAGTTGAACCCTGGGCCATCCTGCGGGACGCTATCGATCACGGCTGCGATGGAGTGCGGCTGCGGCCCGATATATCTTATCGGCCACGATCTTTCGTATCTCGACGGCAAGTCGCATTCGGCAAGCTCGCACGCCGAGTGCCAAGCGCATGCAGCGGCGTACCGAGATCCAGGGACGACCTGGTGGAAGCAGGAGCACGATGCGATAGACTGCTTCGGCCAGCAGTGCAAAACGACCGGCCTCTGGCAGTCGTTCCAGCGGTCGATCGAGGACGAGATCATTCTGCGCGACTACAGGCAGAGAGAGATCCTAAACGTCAGGCGCAGAGGCGGACTGCCGATCAGCGGGACGCGAGTGGTCCCGTTCGTCGAAACCCACAAGACGAAACTTGCTCCTGTCGAGGTCGTTCCGTGGTCCGGTCGCAGGCGCATCATGTGGCGGTCTGCCGTTCGCGAGGAGTTCGCAACGGCTTCTCAAAAATGCGCGAGAGTCCATGACGACCTCCTGGCTGGCAGAATCTCTCCAGAGAAGGCAGCCGAGTCCGCGATGATTTCTGTGCTGTTCAGCCGTGGGAACATTCCGCTCGCCAACTATCTATTGCAGCAGATCTACAACTCAGCGCATTTCCACTCGGCACGCGGAGCGCCGTTGTGGTGGAATATTCGCAGGACCATGAAATCACTGGCATGCCATACTGCAAAGCATGTCCAGCTAACCGAGGACTGGCAGGATGACTGATTACAGAATCCGACAGGCGATCGACGATTGGCTGTGCAACACGGCGATCAATCGGATGAAGTTCGCAGAGGACGCCAGCGAGCTAGTAGACCTTCCGAGCCTGCTGCTCAAGAGGATCGCAGAAAGATTCTCCGTCAGCGGATCGGACGCAGAGAAAACAATAAACACCATACTGGCGGAAAGGGAATCACATGCGCGTAGACATCAAGCACCGGGACCTGCGCCCGACGCTGGAGCCGGTCGCTCCTCTCCCGCAACCACAAGCCAGCCAGGGCAGGCCACCGGCACGGCCTGACTCCGAGCACATGCTGACGTGCCCAGTGTGCGGAAATCGCTGGAAGGCGAAGGTGCGCAAGACCGTCGCACTGCGAAACGGCAGCAGGGTCCGCGTCGATCTCTGCCCGCACTGTCCGCAGCCTAACGGGACGTGGGTGCCCTGGGGCGAGCCGTTCCGGCCAGGCTGACGGCCCAACTCAGGCTTGCGGAACCTGCCGCAACCCTGCAAGGTTCGGTTATGGCTCGGCCTCTCTCGGAAATAGATGCCGACCTTGCGTCGGTTCGTGCCGCCATGTCATCCTCGTACTCGTACAAGCAGATGGGATCAGACGGGACCAGCGTGCAGTTCCAGGATCTCAAGGCGCTGATGGACCGGGAGGCTGCGCTATTGGCCGAGCGTGCGTGCGCTGCCAGAACGCGGTTCACCCGTGGCCGTCCGATAGGTGTCTGATCGTGGGGATATTCTCCAGTCTGCTCTCCCGCCTCGGCTACGAGCGCAAGGAGACGGTGCGCGAGCAGAAGCGCCGCGCCGCGCAATCTGTAATTCAGTCGTGGCTCGGACCATCGTGGTCGCAATCGATGCTCGGCGTCGGAGGCTCTCTCGGCCTGTCTGGCTACTACTCGACAGACCCGCGCAGGAAGGTCGGAGATCCGATCCAGGAGGTCGGCGGCACGCTCAACCAGCTTCTTGGCGGCGACCTGTATCGCCTTGCCAGGCAGCTGCGCCAGCTGGATAGGAACAACGCGTCTATCCGCGCGATAATCGAGGGGCACCTGGCAGATCTGATCGGGACCGGGATCGGAGTCGCGCCAGACACCGGAGACGAGGATCTGAACCAGCGGATCAAGGCCGAGTGGGACCTAGAGTCTGATAGGCTCGGAGTGTGCGGCGAATCAGACACCGAGTTGCAGCGCCTCTGGTGCCGCGAGATCGACGTAGCCGGGAACGCGCTCGGTCGTGTCGTCCCCGATGCGCAGCGTCCGCCAGGGTACGCGCCGATATCGATTCTCCCCCTCGAGGTCGAATGGCTTTCTCCGGTTGGGGAGATCAAGCCAGGAAACTCGTTCTGCGCTGGAGTAGAGTTCGACGGTTATGGCAGGCCAGTCGCGTACCATCTGTGCGACCCGAACGGCAATGGGACAGTCGAGCGTGTTGATGCGTCTCTGATAATTCACGGATTCGAGCGCAAGCGCGCACAGCAGGCTGTCGGCGAGCCGCGCCTCTGTGCGGTTATCGAGCGCGCATTGCAGCGCGCGAGACTGATCGACAGTGAGTTGCGCAGTGCCGTGAACGCATCGACCCTCTCTACGTTCCTCAAATCGCCCTATCACCATGACGTGACCGACGAGGGCGACACCGACAGTGCCGGGGAGTCTGTCTACCTCACCGAGTTCCCGCTAGGCACACACGCGAATCTTGCGCCAGGCGACGAGATCGGAGTGGTGAAGTCAGATCGTCCGAACATGGAGGTCCAGGATTTCGCACGCGCTCTCGACGGCGACATTGCAGCTGCCGCGTCGTCATCGCGCGTGTGGCTCGACAGAGACGGCTCGCAATACAACTTCGCGAACAGCAGATTCGATCAGATCAGGACAAACATGCTCGTTCGCCCGTACCAGATGTGGTTCGGGAAGGCGTGCGCTGGCAGGGTGTACGAGATATATCTGCCGTTCATTCTTGCCAGGCTGGGAATATCGCCCAGGCCAGGAATATCCCGATACAGGCTACAGCCAGATATCCCGCAGGAGACTGACGAGAAGGCCAGTGCCGACGCGCTTGCGCGCATGCAGGCGTCCGGCGTGACCACTCGCGACGACTGGCTTTCCCAGCGCGGCAAGGACTGGCGCAAAATAGCGGAACAGGCGCACATAGAGCAGCTGGAGTCCGACGCCCAGGCTGTGAACCGGATCAAGGCAATCTCCGAAAAAATCAAGGAAGCCGGTCTCGATATCCCGCTTGCAACAGCGCTTGCTGTCGCAGGCACGTCTGGAGCGATTGACCCAGGCACTCTGAACTCGATCGCGTTCGGCAGCCAGGCCAAACAGCCAGAAGCCGAGGATGCAGACGTGAAGGAGCAGGAGGAGCAAGACGAGGAGTCACGCATACTGCGTCTTGTCGAGGCGCGAGCCAGAGTCGCGCAGCGCAAGCCGATCTCCTTCAAGCGTGACGAGCGGACAGGTCTGATCGTAGGTGCAGAATGAACGTATCCTCACAACACCTCGCAGCAGTGCTGCTTTCCCGTGGGATGCTCGGCCTATCACCGACCGACGAGCCGCTCATGGCGAGCCTTCATTCGGCAGATCCAGGAGAATACGGAGAGCAGATCCAGGCTGAGGTGCGCTACGATGGATACTCCAGGCACACTCTAGGACGCAGCGAGTCCGACTGGACGATCAACGAGCAAGGTGCATTCGTCTACAGTGCCGGAATCAGCTTCGGCCTCTGTCGCAGCAATAGTCCGCAGACGGCCAGGTTCCTCTGCCTGTCTATCGGAGACAGGGTGTTTGAAAAGTTCGAGGTCACAGGCCAGATAGGTCTAGGCGTCGATGTCGTGGTACCGCAAAACACCATAACAATATACCCGGTGTAAACATGGCTAACGCACTCTATCCGAAGTGGAAGGAAGCTCTCCTCCAGGCTTCCTCCGACTCTGCTCTGACCGGCACGGTCAAGGTCGCCTTGATCGATACCGGAACGTACACCTACTCTGCAACGCATCAGTATTATTCCGACCTGTCGGGAGTGGTCGGAACTCCGGTTGCGATCTCGAGCGGCAAGACGTACACCAACGGCGTATTCGACGGCGATAACATCACCTTCACCGCAGTCACCGGCTCGACCGCAGAGGCCATCGTAATCTATATCGATACCGGAGTTCCAGGCACAAGCAGGCTCGTCGCATACGTCGATACCGGATACACTGGCCTGCCGGTGACACCGAACGGGGGAGATATCTCGATCACATGGGACAGTGGCGCAAACAAGATATTTGCGCTGTAGGCAGCCATGGCCGCAATCACGGATCTGTCTGACGCGATCAATCTGGCGACCGGCGGCGGAACATACCAGCCGCAAAAGCCGTTCGTCCTCAAGACGAACCGCGTCGGTTCTGCTGCTGCCTCTGCTCCTGTCGTCGGGCAGTGGACGAGCTTTTGGGAATACGAGGGCGCACCGTCTGGCGGCGCCGCTCCTGGCGCGGCGGCTGTGCCGACATCATCCACAACTGGCGCAATACCGCTCACGACTCCGACCGGGGAACTGTGGCTGGCCGGGCTTGAGGTCGCGCTGAACTATCCAGGGACGCTGCTGCTTTATGACCGCCTGCTCCATTGCAGCGGTCTTTCAGGCACCTCGACTTCGGCGCAGACTGTAGGCGGCACGCTGACTCGGAATACCGGAGGCGTCGGGAACATCATCTGCGCTGAAGTATATACAATCATCGGCACCACTGGCACCACGATAACGTGCAGCTATACCGACACGTCAGACAACTCCGCGACCTCGACCGCGACTGTGATCGGCGGCACGGGATACAGAGAGGCGCAACGCCTCCTGTTCCTTCCGCTCGCAGACGGCGACAATGGAGTGAAGGCTGTCGCGTCCGCGACCCTGGCAGGCACGACCGGAACGGCTGGTGATTTCGGCATCAATATCATCAAGCCGATTGCGACGGTCGGCATCAACAGTGGCGGCGGCGGCATCGCAGATTTCATCAGCGGAATCCCCAAGCTGCCAGAGATAGACTCTGGCGCGTGCCTCGCACTCGCGTTTATGCCAGCCACCACAAACGCGCTGGTCGGATTCTGCTCCCTGACGATACTGGAGAAATAGCGTGGCGATCAGCACGCTGGCCGACTTCAAGGCTGCGCTTGCGGCTCCGCACCAGACCGTCTATGCGGTAAAGCAGTTCGGCAACACGAACGGAATACAGGGACTGATTTCGTCCTGGCTGGAGCCTGGCAAGGCTGGCACGGCTCCAACCACTGCTGCCGCGTGCGACAAGTCAACGACAGGCGCTCTTGCGAACTTCACGAATGCCGGCGGCAGCAACAAGCTGCGCGCAATCGCTCGGTCATTGTATCCGGCGTGGGCGCTCACGGGGAACATATCGAACCAGACCCTCATCGTGATGGATCGCCTGTGCCATCAAGGCGGCATCAGCGGAACCGCGACTGGTGACATCACCACGAATCTCCCGACTGCGGCACTTCCGCGATTCACCGATGGAAAAGGCGTGATGGCGTTCGCAGAAATATATACTGCGATAGGAACGACCGCGACCACGGCGCGTATCACCTACACGAACCAGGATGGAACTGGGTCGAAGGTCTCACAGGATTTCTCGATCGGCGGTGCGTCTGGAGCGAACACTGGCCGCGCGGCTGGGACGTTGTACGCAATCGGACTCGCAGATGGCGATACCGGCGTGAGATCCGTTCAGTCGATAAACGTCACGGCGTCTACCGGAACTGCTGGCGCATATGGTATCACGCTCGCCAGGCCGCTGTTCATACTGTCTGCGCCGCAGCTAAACCAATCGCGCCTGCTGTCTCTGTTCGGTGGCGGCGGATGCGCCTGCCCTGTGCCGAACGACGCATGTCTGATGCTCGTGAGCGCCGGACAGTCGGCAACACCGGCAATATCTGGCGCGATCGGAATGTCGCTAGAACTATACAACAGCACGACTTAAACGATGGCCGTCCATCCGAATCGGTACCCGTATCCTGACGGCGGGTTTGCACGAGAGATAGACGCGCTCGAACTCGAGGGCCTCCAGGCGATCTCTGCGGCTGGATTCGCCAACGCGAGCGCGTTCGGCGCTGGCACTGTAGTCTCGGGCCAGCAGATCACCGGGGCGGGATTCGCAAACGCCAACGCGTTCGGCGCTGGCACAGTGAGCGGCAGCCAGCAGATCTCTGCGGCTGGATTCGCCAACGCGAGCGCGTTCGGCGCTGGCACTGTAGTCTCGGGCCAGCAGATCACCGGGGCGGGATTCGCAAACGCCAACGCGTTCGGCGCTGGCACAGTGAGCGGCAGCCAGCAGATCTCTGCGGCTGGATTCGCCAACGCGAGCGCGTTCGGCGCTGGGACTGTCTCTCACGGCGGGATCACCCCGCAAGAGCAAGCAGGCGGGATGCTCCTCCCGCTCACCTACCGCGTGGAGTTGTGCCCGACTCCTGCAATCTCGTCGTGCCTGTATTTCGGCACTGCGTCCCTGTGCCTGCAATCGAGCCTGCGGCCACGCATCACAGTCGGCTGCGCGCTCGCTGCTCCGGGGCGGGCGGAAGCCCAACTCTCGTTGCGGCTCAAGGCTCCTGCTGCCAGATGGGCAGCCAACAGCAGGCAGTCTGCCCGCGCGTGGTCGATCGATGTTCGGCAGGATCAGCTAGATGCCCTGACGGCCCTGGTCCTCTATGCCGACAGGGGTTGACCCAACTCGCACTTGCCAAGAGAAATCCAACTGCCAACAACCTGAGGAATGAGCCTCCGCTATCGTTTCGCCAAGGTTGACGCGACAGATGATGGAATCGTCCGGTGCGTAGCCTCGAGCGATGAACCCGTCGAAATGCCGGGATTTCGAGAGATTCTCTCACACGCTGATGGAGCCGTTGACGTGGATGCGGCCCGTTCTGTGCTCTTCAACCACGACCGGAATCAGCCGATCGGCAAAATCCGTTCATGCCGCGTCGATGGCGGCAAGCGTCTCTGTGCCGAACTTGAGATCAGCAAGGATGCCAGGGCAGCCAGCGGAGTTGCCCTGCTCGAGCTTGTGCGCTCAGGTGCGATCGAAGGCGTCTCTGTCGGGTACGAGTATGCCGAAGAGGACGCCGAATACGATCAGCAGGCGCGGACTGTCACCGTAAAGCGGTGGAAGCTGCGCGAAATCTCGCTCACCCCAACACAGGCGGATGTCACCGCCAAAATCACCCAACGCGGGCTTCCGCCCGCATTCAAGGAAGCCCGAAAGGATCCAATCATGGCTGACACCATCAAGCCCGAGGACGCCGCCGCGCAGATCAAGGCTGCGACCGAGCGCGCCTGCATCGCCGAAATGCGCCTCGACCTCTCCGACAAGGCCCGCGCGGCTGGCGTCGAGTGTGACTTCAGCGGCGTGACCACCCTCGAGGAGGGCATGTCGAGGATAATCGACAATATGCGCTCGAAGATCCCTGCCCCGGCTGCGCCGGTGAACAAGTCACCGAGCGTGATCGTGACTGCTGATGCGCAGGAAAAGTTCCGCTCCCGCTGCCACGACTCGCTGCTCCAGCGCGGCGGGATCGACCTCAAGGGCAAGCGCGTTTCTGATCCGATTGGCATCCGCGAGATGGCCCGCCGCTGCGCCAAGATCGATGGCGTCGAAGATTTCGACGACTGGTCTGACAGCGAGCAGAACTCCTGGATTTCCCGGCAGGCCCGCTACTTCGGCAAGCGCGACGCAGCCAACAAGGTCGCTGGCAGCTTCGCCGGAATCCTCGCCAACGCTGCCGAGGTCGCGCTGGCCGATGGATTTGACAGCTACCTCGACGTGACCTGGCCGACCTGGTGCTCGGTCGGCGAACTGCCTGATTTCAAGCAGGCGACGATCGCCGGTCTCGCCAGCGGATTCATGGCCGAGACTCCGGAAAACGTGGCCTTCCCCGAACTCACACAGAAGGACGCCAGCTACAACTCGACGCTCGGTATGTGGGGCGCCACGGTTTCGCTCACAGCGCAGATGATCGCGAACGACAGCCTCGGTGAGTTCATGCGCTCGCTGCGGATGGCTGGCGAGATCTATGCCGGGACCGTCGAAAAGGAAGTTTTCAAGGTCCTGCTCAACGCGACCTGGACGAGCGATACCGTCACCAGCGGATCAATCTCGTCCTCGGTCAACCTCGACCGCGCGCGCAAGGCACTGCTCGGGAAGCTCTCTCCGTCTGGCGAGAAAATGGGCCTTTCCCCGCGATTCCTGATCTGTGATCCCTCGCAGACCTCGTATGCGCAGCAGGCCACCGGCCAGATCTACTCTGGCGGTCAGACCTTCGCGCCCAGCACGCAGAGCCGCGCCATCCAGGTGATCGAGTCGGTCTACGTCAGCGATACGAACCTCCTGTCCGGCGCCCTCTATACCGACTGGTATCTCGTCGCTGCCCGCACCGATCGCGTGCGCGTCAACTTCTGGCGCGGTCAGCGCGGCCCGATGATCGTCCCCTTCGACGCCGGTGCTGTCGCCGCCGAAAAGTGGAAGATCATGGGCGCTTTTGACGCCGTAGTCGCGACCCACACCGACAGTGCCGCCGCCTCTCGCGTGAGCGGAATCGTCAAGGCCACCGCCTAACCCAAAGACTTAGGAGCCAACCATGGGAATCACCGTCCACGATTTCTCGGGCGTCATCGAAACCAACGTCTATACGTCCACCGTTGCGGTGAACGATTGGGTGAAGGTACAGGACACCTACGGCGTGGCGCAGAATGCGATCACCTCTGCCTCTGCATCTGGCACCCTGCGCCTGCTGATCGGCGGCGGCGGATCGAAACTGCTCAAAGGCGTGACCAAGAGCACTGCTGCCGCCTGGCTCGTCGGAGACGCGATCTACTACGAGGCGACCGCCGCGAAGTTTGTCGCGACCTCCACGACCTCGACTGTGGTCGCTGGCGTCTGCGCCAGTGCGGCGAGCGATGCCGCGACCACTGGCGACGTCGTGATTTCCGCTCCTGCCCACTCGTTCTAGCCGCGAACCTCCGCTCCCCGCCGGGAGTGCGGCCTAGTGCTCGTCTGGTCCCCCTGCGGCGGCAGGGGCGCACCGCTCGGAGGGCAACGTGCTCGCAGGCGAAGCAGTCTCCCTGGTCGTTTTCCGCCAGACTGCGGCAGGAGCGCCAGGCACGGCGAATACATTCTCGGTCGATGCGTTCGTGAACGGCACCAGTTATTCGGCTGGTGCCGTCGCTACTTCCCTGGGGAATACCGCAGACGGCCTGTGGCACGCGTGGAAAATCGCGGTGACTCTATCCAGCACATCAGGGGAGAACGTGCTGCGTATCGCAGCTGCGAGCGGGACAGACGTTGTTGAGCCGTCGATCTGGACTGGCGAGGCAGAAAGCTACGACGCAGATGCTCTCGCAGGTCTGCTGCTCACGTCGCAGGGGACTCCTGCTGTCCGCTCTGCCTCTGACTCCGATCTAGGCCAGGTTGTTGACGGCGATTCGTACATGAGCGACACGCTGACGGTGCCGCTCGGCAAGTTGACTCCACTTGGCTATTCCAGCCTGTCTCCGTTCACGATCAGCGTTGCCGCGAAATCGGGGAACACGACTGCCGCTGCGACTTCCTTCTCCTCTGCGTCGATAGTCAGTTCGACTGGCCTTACCTACAAGTTCGGATGGAGCGCATTCCCTTCCGACATGAACCTGGCAACTGGAGAGGACTCCAAGGACTGGTATATTGACGTCCAGTTCAAGGACACCAGCACAAGCCCGGCCACGGTGATAACTGGCGGCAGATATCGCCTGACGGTCGTTTGGGAACGAAACGAGGCGTGATATGGGCGGTCTGATCGGAGTCGGAATCGCGGTTCCCTCGGGTTTTGTGAAGGGCGCGGCGTCGCTTTCGACAAGCTCTGTCCTCACGAAGATCACTGCCAGCGGCACGATCGGCGAGAGTCTGATCGCGCAAGGCTCGATAACCGGCCTGCTGACGATCGCCAAGAGCGGATCTACCGCGCGAACGGCCACGTTTCCAGATCGTGCTATTTCCGTCGCCGGAACTGGCGCCGCTACCACCAACGGCACTATCGCTAAGTTTGATTCCAGCGGCAATCTAACTGATTCGCTCTTGATCGACGGTGTTGGTACTGGGGCGTTGACGATTGCTAAGAGCGGAACGACTGCCAGAACGGCTACGTTCCCCGATGCGGCGATCACCGTCGCCGGGTCAGCCTCTGCGCTCACCAGCGGGCGCGTGCCTTATGCAACTACTGGCGGATTGCTTACGGACAGTGCGTCTGGTGTTTTGTTCAACGGCACCGAAATGGGCATTGGCGCTGCGCCAACCGTAGGCAATGGACTCCTGCAACTCGCTTCTGGTTCGGGAAAAGCGACCGGAATTGCGTTCGGCACCGACGTATTTCTGTATCGCTCTTCTACCGCTACGATCACCGAAACTGCGAACTTTCACTTCCTAGGTGACGGCACCGGCCAGACATACCAGGCCGTAGTTGGCGCATCTGGATACTATCGCGAGTTCCGTTTCCATACTGGAACTGATGCTGTAAGTGGATTGCGCTGGAGGTTGGCAGCGAACTCCACGGTGGAATCCGGCTCCAACGCTGGATCTGATTTTGTTTTCCAGGCCAGGGATGATGCTGGCAGCCTGGTAGGAGACGCGCTGACTATTACGCGCTCCAATCTGAAAGTGTCTTGCGGCAGCACAACCGACGCCACAAGCACAACAGCTGCGGCACTCGTTCTCGCTGGCGGATTAGGCGTAGCCAAAAAAGCGTATTTTGGAGATACCACCTCTGCAACCTCATCCACCGCAGCGGCAGTAGTCCTCTCTGGCGGTCTTGCCACTGCCAACGCAAAAGACATATTCTGTGGCGGTCGGGTGCTAGAGGACGGTTGTTTTGCGGAAATCCATGTCCACGACGCGAGTGCCGCACAGACGATCACTACTGGATCCACCTACACGAAATCAACTGCGTTCACCGACAACGGCCCAGCGTCCAACTGCACGGCTGACGCATCGAACGACAAGATCACGCTGACCAAGGCGGGATACTACCGCGTGGAAGGAAGCGTCTCGTTCACCACCAACACCAACAACGTTACTGTGAAGGCAGCGGCGTTCCTCGGCGGAACCGAGCAGGACAACGCGCATTGCGAACGGAAGATCGGGACGAGTTCGGACATCGGAAACATGAGCTTCACTGGCATCATCGACAACACGACTGCGAACACTGATCTCGATCTGCGCTTTGCGCATGACTACGGCTCGGATATTACCGTCACCGCGAAATACATGACTCTCAACGTTAGCTATCTTGGTGAGACTTGATTCATGGACGTGACGCTAGAGCAGTTCGGTGGGGGACCAAACGCGGCTGACAATACTCCTGCGCTCGTTATGGCATTGGCACAACCCACAGATTCCCTGGTGATCCGCCTGCGCGGCATCTACAGTTTCACCACGCGACCTCCCGTGATAACCAAGACGTTGCAGTTCGAGGGCGAGTCGGCCTCGCGTACGCAGTTGCGCAAGTGCTACCTGGAGGGCGACGCGAACGCTGGATTCATCGAGTTCCGTGGGCATGAGGCTCGCGGATCATCACTGCGCCGTCTGACTGTCGCTGCGTCTGCCGAGTCTCGCGGCGGAAGCATGGTGAAGTTTTCTGGCGACATGAATGTCGGTGGACCGGGATACTGCACGATTGACGACATCGTCGTGACCTACTCCGAAGGCGGGCATTATTCTCGCGCCCTCTACTTGGCTGGCCTTGACCTGTGCGCCCAAGGCGGTCCTGGCCTGCGCGATCTGCGCGTCTCCCGTTCGTTCTTCTTTGCTCCGAGCGGAAGCGAGTGGGACATCGTGCGCCTCGACAACGCGGTGAACTGCTTCTTCACCGACAACTGGTGCAACGGAAACTGGCTCATATCTGGTCTGCCAAAGGAAGGCGGGCGTTCACAGGTCGTTCAGATGAACGGCAACATCATCCTCGGATACACCTACGTCATGCACGCGCAACGTGTTCGGATCTCTGGTGAATCGCATTTGCTTATCATCCATAGTTCAGCAGACCGCATACGTTTCGACGGCATATGTGCGTCATACTCGAACTACTCCGTAACCTCCGTCGTGAATGCGAACTGACATGACCTACGCCCAAGCCCTCGAAATCCTTGCCCAGTCGGTAGCCCGCGCTCCGATGGTCCTCTCTGATCACCAGCTTGCGCAGCAGGCGTTGATCGCTCTTTCGGAGTTGATCAAGAGCCTGGAGGCCGACCAGAAGGCTGCCGATCGGGTAAAAGAACAGGTTGCGAAGGGTGGCTGATGGAACCGCTCACGCTGAACTGGCCGGTTCTTGGCGCAGTAGCGACCAGCCTGTGTGCGGTGATCGTCGCACTCTACCGAGCGCAGGCGGTGGCTGCGAAGCGCATATCGGTCGAGCACGCAGAACTCGTGCGCCGTGTCCGCGTCCTGGAGGACGATCGCGCCGCAGTCCAGAAGGAACAGGCGCAACGATACCATGATCTGGTGCTCAAGCAGCTGGCTTCCCAGCACGCGTTGACAGAAGTGCTCAAGAGCGAAAAGGAAATGCTCCGTCAACTCATCGCCATGCTCGGATCAAGGCCGTGCCTGCGCGACGAGCCGATGCCGCAGACCGGGAGATATCGCAACCCGGCGACAGACGATACCGCGATAATGCCTGGAGCCATTATATGAACCGAATCGCCATCGTTTTCCTCGTGTCCGTTATCCTGTGCGGATGCACCGAGGAGCAGATCCGCCAGGCTCAGCAGGCCGCATCAACGGCAAAGCAGGCAGTGGCCGCAGCTGAGACCGCACTTGCTGCGGCCAAGCAGTTCGCAGAGCTCACCAAGAGCGAGCAGGCGCAATCTGCCGTGGCACAGGCCGAGGGCAGCCTTGCCCTCGCCAGGGCAGCTGCCGAGCGGGCCGATAGCGCCGTCCAGGCTGCCGCAGAGGCGCAGGGCGCTGGCGCTGGAACTCTCGAGACACTACTCGCCGCTGCTGCCGCTGCTGGCCTACCGCTGGCTGGCTGGATCGGTGCCTGGCTCCGTAGTCGCAGGCTAGGTCGCGCGTTTGAGCAGACGGTCGCTGGAGTCGAGCAGGCTCGCGGGATCGTCGGCGAGCAGAACTGGAAGGGCCTTGTCGCACCAGCGCTCCAGGGCGCGCAGGACGAGGATGTTCGGGCACTCGTAGAGGCAATTCAGTCACGGCTAAGGCGGACGAGATAACGCGTGACGATCCGTGACGACATCGCATCTGCACTCCGATCTGTGGTAAGCTCCACAGTAGGGATCGGCTCTGCCTGGACGTACTACAAGCGGACCAGCGGGCCTAGCACCAGGCCGGAAGTCTTTGCGACCGGAGTTTCGTTCGACGCCCACCAGTTCGGCATCAGCGAATCACAGGAGTACGACGACGCGCGAGGCGTCCACAAGCTTGTGATCCGGTGCGGCCTCCGCTGCTCTGATGCCGTGGTTCTGCACCACGGAGACAGGGCGAAGGACTCTTCTGGAATATATTGGGAAATCGCCGGAATACGCTCTAGCGGGGTCGGGGTGATCACATACGATCTTTCGCGAGTTGTGCCGACAAAGGCTGAGCCGCAGGATAGAGGCGGTGGCGCATGAGCCTGACGAATCCTCCTCCAGCCGTGTCTGCTCTCGCCAGCATGCTTGCGGCATGCCCGAGCATCACTGCTCTATCTATCAGCACCACGGCAGGAATGTGGTTCCCGAACGCTCCGAACGAGTCTCTGGATAGCTATTCGGCTCACACACTCGCGGCAAAGCCGTATCTTGTTCTTGCAGAGACGGATTGCGTGCGGCGTAGATTCGCTGAACAGGGCGCGACTCCTGCTTTCAGCGGGACACTGAAGGTCGATATTTTCAGTGACACAAAGACAACCGGGGAAATGGAGATCCTCGGAAGGAACGTGTGCTCGGAACTTCTCTCACAGTCAACCGGCCTCCCCTTGCGCTCAGCATCATCCGATCTGGCGAACGAGCCGGAACCTGGGCAGCGCGCAGCTGACGAGGATGTGTCCGCAGCCTCTTTCACCTCGATAACTGTGATCGTGGAATACGGAATAGAAGGATAGCCCATGGCCTCAACGATCTACTCTCTCGCCCCGCTCACAATCAACTCGACCACTATTGCAGTCGAGGTCACCGGCTTCTCGCCTGGCATTGCCGAGGCTGCGAGCAAGCACACGGGCGACCTCTATCCGTCGCTTGATCTGCTGTCAGGTGCTGCGCCTCGCGTGACATTCCGCACTTTCGCCAAGGATGCCTATAGCCTGATAGGACTCGGCATCCTCCAGGCGACCACATTCGATCTGTATCTTGCGAAATACAGCAGCACCACGCTGACGAAATCGACCGGGAGCGACCACTACAAACTCGCGCTCACGGCATCATGCACTGCCGCTGTCCAGATCACCGGCCTGTCCGTAAGTCAGGACGGCGTGTGGATGGCCGATTGCGAAGCTGCGCTGCTCTCGGTTGATGGGGTTTCGCACCCGATCACTCCTGCGACTGGAAGCCTGCCTGTGCTCACCGCGCAGCCGACACGGCACACGCTAGGCCCGTGCGTCATCAACGGCAGCGGGATACCAGGCGCGACTGGAGTTTCCATCGCGCTCAACCAGGCACTCGAGGTTCGGCGGTCTGACGGTGATCTGTATCCGAGGGTAGCTGCACAGTTCGGTGGAGAGCCGCGCATCACTGTCGAGCACGGTGATCCGGTCGGTGTCCTCTCGGCCCTCGGACTTCTCGGCGCGAACGCCACCGGCAACGCAGTGGTCTATGGTAGGCTTTACAACGCGACAACCGGAGTCAGCAGCAGCACTAACGGGCTGTCGTTCACCGTAGCCAGCGGAAGAATCCACCCGAAGGACGCCAGTGCTGGTCAGAACCAGGTGGCGACAGGAGCGTTAGAGATAGTCGGCCTATCGACCAGCGCCACACACCCGATCGCGGTCAGCGTCACAGCCAGCGTGCCGGATGCCGGATGATCCTATTTCGCGACAGGAATAGGAGAGGATCACCGCCGCCGTGGTGCGACGGTGCAGCTGATCTCGTATCCCGCAGCGATTCTGCCGGGACACTGTGGGCAATAGGTGATCCGCTGCTTGTCGGCCCGCAGCGATCATGGATCGATATCGCTGACGGGTGGGACGGCTGTGTCCTTCCGCCGCTCGATCCGGCCATCCTTGTGCGGCGGCAGCTGGTCGAGACCTACGAAATGGCCGAGTGCAAGGATCTTTCCGGTCGTCGCTGGTTCGTGCCGATCCTGCTCGACGAATCCGGAAGGCGCGCATTCCGCGTACAGCGCGGACGTGACTGGCTCCCGGCCCTGACTCCAGAGCAGGACCGGTGCCTTGCGATCGCACACGAAATCCGCGACTGCTCGGAGCTTCCGGTTGAGATCGCGTGCCAGTACGCAGCCGAGTGCATCTCTCTGGCAAACCATGTATCCCCGCTGGTCATGGCTGCACTCGGACTGATGGACGATTGCCTTGCGATCGGATCGGTCATCGCCGTTGCATCGCGCAAAGATTCAGCCGAGGTCAGAAATGGCTGAACCATCCACGATCAGCGCCGTCATCAAGGAAAGCGGCCCTTTCTTCGACTATCTGTTCACCGGCAAGGGTCGGAGGAGCAGAATCAACGCGGTAGTCAAGAACGCTCTGAATGCGGGCGGAACGTTCTGGATCGGCACGTTTATGATGATGCGGTTCTCCGACTACGCCAGGCGGCTCGGGTATCGCGCGACGAAGCGTTGGGAGGATCGCAAGCGCAGGATATTGGGTTCGGTGACGCCATATGTCGGGATAACCGGGAGCGTCCCGCAGCGCGGATCATTCTCGAAGATGATCGACAGTGTTTCAGGGGCGAAGGTCGTGTCGGCGAACACCAAGACTCGCAGCGCAAAGCTCGTCGTGACGGTTCCATTCGGGCACCCTGTGAGTGCAGTCCACGCACAGTATTTCAAGCGCATCCCTCAGTGGGAGATGAAGCGCGTGGTGGAGGTGGTCGGAGAGGCAATAGATGCCGCGCTGATCAACGAGCCGACAAGCAGGCCACCTGTGCGCGGCACCACAGCAAAGCGATCAGTCACCAGATCCAGAAAGAGGGCAGCATAAATGGCAGCCGGGCAGTCTGGAGTAAACATCGTATTTTCCGGAGACTCGACAAAGGCGGAAAGCGCTGCGAGACGCGTGCGGAAGGCTGTTGATGACATAGGCTCATCGACAAAGAAGACGGCAGGTACGCTAGATCAGATCGTCGGCCAGTTCGGCAAAATGTTTCTGTCTGCTGCTGCGATTCAGCGCGCGATTGTCGGTGCCGCACACGCAGTGACGAGCGTGATGGACAAGCAGGCGGCAGCCGGAAAGGATGTTGCGGGTGTCAGGCTGCGATCAGAACTTGCAGGGCAACGGGTCGGACTCGGAACTGGGGACATACAGGCGATTCTCGGCGCTGCTGGATCGGTCACCCAGGAGCAGCGGGCCGCTTTTGTCGAGCGCGTGGCTGGGGCAAAGGGCGGGCGCGATCCGGCAGCTGTGCGAGAAGCCGGGATTGCCTACGCGACTGGCCTGGTCTCCGAGGAGGAGGCCATTGCTGCGTCGAGGTCGAAGGAGGCAGCAGCAAGGCTCTCGCGGATCGCTGCTGAACGCAGGGAGAAGCTATCGCTGCGATCTCGAATCGAACTCCAGACACGCGACATCGAGCAGGCGCTTCCGCAGCTTGCTGGCAGCGATGCCGAATCGTTTGCGCAGAGCACTATCCGCCGCAGGGCAAAGGCCGCAGTTGAGGCGCGCGATATATACAATCCGAGAACTGCGATCCTCAAGGACGCTATCAGCAGCGCAATCCCAGGAGCAGACGCGATCATTGGCGAGGCAGACACAGCCCTCCAATATCCGCAACAGGTCCAGCGCGTCATGCGCGAGATCGCAGACGAGACGCGTGATCGAAAGCAAATAAACTATTCTGGCGCAACCGACCAAGGGAGGTAGCCGGTGCCGTATATACTGAGGATGATTGCGCGAACTGACGCCTACAATCCAGATCCGGTGACGCTCGACTGGATCGCGGCGAGCACACCTGATGGCGCTCCAGAGTTCGCGAAAATCCAGCAGGAAGAGGAACTGACCACGCCAGGGGTCAACGGGCGCAGGTACAGGACGATATTTGAGCAGTACCGACCGTTTGACGTGGAGTGCTTCAGCGACCACGCTTCATTTGATGTTGCACTCGACCAGCAATATAGGGCGGTCAGGCTCAAGGGGAGGATCGTCGATCTGAGTTGGACGATGGCTGGCACCACATATCCGGGCAGGGCGATACACATTGCCGAGGCGACGGCTCGCGTTGCTCCAGGCAGAACGGCAGGGACATACTCAACCTCGGGATCTACCTGCGTTGTGATCGCTACGTTCCGTCTGGTCAAGATGGCGGACGACGGATCAGGGCTAGTGCAGGCATGAGCATCCTGCTCGCAAACAAGAACAGCAGGCTCCCGCTCGTCCGCATACTCTCGAAGGCGAAGTGGGACGGCGGCGGCGGGCAGTGGCAGCCGCTCCCGATGGTCGGGCCAGGCTTGCGACAGCACGGTGCGGAACTTTTGTCGTGCTCCAGGTCGTGCCTTCCTGGCATCGGCGAGGCCAGGTTCCGCTTTCGGTACGGATTCCTCAACGGCCAGCTGGTCGGCGCGTCGAGCGGCAGTGCAGGCCAGCCGTGGGACCAGTCGAGCAGTCTTTCGGCTCCTGATCTGCGAGGGCATGAGATCAGAATCCAGATAGCTCCGTGGTCGCTCGATCAATCTGCCCCGGCGTGGCGCACTGCCTGGTGGGGCCAGGTCGAGCACCAGCAGGACCAGGAGTGGCCTGGGGCATCGTATCCGGCAGGCGACAGGATCTACCGATGCAGCGATGGACTTTTCCGCGCAAAACGCTGGCCGCTCAACAGGCACCAGGCGTATGTTGATTCGGAGATATACGGCCCTGTGTACGGGCACCCAGGATACAACGTCGGCAGCGACGGCGCTACGCTTGGGAACCGCGAATCGTCCGGAGTCAACGAGCTTTCCGGTGGCGACTGGCCTAGCGACAGTGACGGCAGGATCTTCGCGCACACGCACCAGGGGAACAGCCTGGCAACAACGTGGACCGACCTCCAGGCTTGCGAGCACGCGTTGCGTGTTTCGCGGAAATACGGCGACCCTCTTTTTTCCTTTGATGGACTGACCTCGCTCCTGTCCATAGGTGTCTCTGCTTGGTCTGTGCGGGAGCAGGACTCGGCCTGGGATTTCATCGTCCGCGTTTGCGACAGGAAGCGCGGGAGAGGCGTGGCGTTCCTTTCGTGGGACGACGACGAGGATGATCCGACAGGGCCGCTGGTTCCGCACATCACGATCATGCCGCAGACGTATGGCGATGTGACGTATCTCAACAGCTACTCTGCAAGCTCCGGCACCTACGCGTCCACATCAATCGATGGCGCAGCCTCGCACGGATCCTCTGTCGATGTTGATCTGATCGGTGATCACAGGCTGGTTGCTGACACATTCTTGATCACCGAACCCGAAGTGCATACGGCAGATGCAGTCGAGACAATCTCCGAGCGGATACAGGTGGCGATGCCGCTCAACTACGCAGACACCGAATCACTATCCGAAGGATGGCTTGCCACGCAGGAGACGGCATTTGCCGGCCTTTCGTTCGATGCCAGGACTCCCGACAAGTGGGACGGGATGTTCTGCATGCACCGGCTCAAGGACGCATGGATAGGCAAATGCGGTGACGGAACGACGAACACATCATCTGTCGTGTTTTCCGACTGGCACATGGCAGAGGACGCAGACGGCACACAGAGTTTGCGGACAAGCGAGACCGGGAAGCCGCTCACATCGCCGATCATGTGCCGCATCCTTGGCGACCTGCCTTTCCTCACCGGATATTCTTACACGTCCTCTGTGCCGACTCCGATCACTTCGGACGCAATGGACCAGGCCAGGAGAAGGCCGGCGATGGCGCTCGTCCGCTCTGGTTCAGACGAGTATGTGATGCTGAACGATTCGGAGAATCTCGACAGCACATTTGCCCTCAAGATCAGCGGGAGGACTATCTACTCCGAGAGCAACGCGGACAAGATGGCCGGGGTGCGGTCGATCAGTGATAATACCATTGACGGCCTTGGATGCGGCCCGTATCAGTCGAGCCAGCTGGTATTCGTCTGCTCTGTCGAGTTGCCGCATCGCGTCCGGTGGGTGAGCTACCGAGTCGGCGCGAACAAGGAGACAGCGCGCCGCCGCATCGTGATCGAGCACGCGAACCATCACCTTTGGCTCGCACATCCGCGCTGCGTCTGCGACCTGTCGGACGCATACGGAACTTACGGGTTTGCTCCTGTGCGCGTTCTGTCTCCGACCTACGGTCCGTATATCTGCCGCGACGACAGGATTCAGTTGGCGGCGCTGCACGCACTCGCCTGCACCTGGTATCTCGAGCAGCGCAGGACGGTTCGGTGGGAGTTGCGCGATTGCGGTCTGATCGATTCATTCGAGGTCATCACCGACGCAGAAAGCGGATCGACATCCGTCGTCGCGTATCCGCAGCTTGGGCAGGTGGTCAACGAGCTAGCCGCTGGCGGGCAGACGAGGACGATCAGAACTCCAATCACCTCAATAAGTTATGACCACGACACCGGAACAACCAGGTGGGAAACAGATTGGCAGGAACTGGAGTTCTGAATGCCGACCATCGCACAACTCGAGCGGGAGATCGAGCGCCTCAAGGGCGAGAACGAGCGCCTTCGCGGGCTTGTTCCGATTCGGCAGGAAGCGTCAGCACCGTCCTCGTTCCGGTTCGTCCAGGTGATCGGCGGCAACACGTTGGCGAGCGGACAGGACGGGATCAACTTTGCATCGACAGTCACTCCCACTGCGGCGTATGATCCTGACGTTGATACGACATACCCTGACGGCCTCGGGCGCGGATGGCTCTACTCGAACGGCAGGATACTGCGGCGCGTTCTGCTGCGCCACGACTACGGAGCCTATACTGCTCCGTTCCTGGTCGGTCGCAGGATCAAGATCGGCGGAACAGTATCTCTGACGTACAGCGGCACATCTTTCATAGCCTATACTCCAGATTGGGAGTGATCTCGCGTGACCCAGCGGATAAAGCTGATCACTGGTCCGCTCCCGCTGATCGGAGCCGACAACTGCGGGCAGAGGGCGCATGGATCTTTAATCACGGACGCAGATCCAGGCGAGCCGTCTTGCGGCAAGTTTCTGTCTGGCTCTGGAAATATCGCAGTGATGGGCGTGTCAAAGGCGAACAACGTCCAGTTGCGGTTCGTCGGTTTGTGGATGGTCGGCATGCGCTCGAGCACCGTGGCCGTGCCTGTCGTTTACGAGAATCTGCCGACCGCCTGCGACCAGGCAGGAGTTCCGATCACTACTAGCGCCAGGTGGGTGCGGGTGAATGGGCGGGAGAGATATAGAGTAGTAGTGAACGAGTCTACCTATACAGGCGCATCCGTCCTCGAACAGGTATCCTGGGTCGCCGCAGGATATCCGCTTGAGCAGCGATACGTCAAGATGCAGTTTCCGTACCACAGGAACAAGGGAAACTTTCGCATTGCTGGCAGGCGGTTGCGCGACCGCAGCTATCAACTCAACCTCGGATACGAGGAGACGGTAGAGAGCAACGGAGCGACAATAGACGTTCTGGATTATGGATCAGGATACACATATATAGATTACGAGTTCACAGGAGGCGACGGCACCGGGTTCGACGCTGTGCTGGAGGTAGACTATTTCGGCAGCATCGACGTGACCATCTACTCGTACGGCTATGGATACACGACCCCGCCTACGCTGACGATACTCGACGCAGACGGATCCGGATTCGAATGGGATATGATCCTATATCCCGTAAACATCGCGCAGCTGACGACATACGCAACGACCACAGTTTATGGTCCTGGCACAGCAGAGTGGGAGATTGATCTAGGCGCGCACACAGACTCTGTTCCGCCATTATCGCGCCCGCAAACGGTATTCTGGATCACAGATTGGATCTACGGCTCCGAAGAGAACGAATCGTGGGAGATACAGGACATATCTCCAGACGGCACAGCAGACGGATACGAGGGATATGCTCTGGTCCCTGGCACACTTCCGACCGGCTATCTGCGGCGCGACGAAACCGACACCGACAGGGGCGGTGGCCTCGTGGTCCCAGGAGCGTATTCGCCTGACTGGCGCCAGCTAAATAGCTGGGGAGATCAGAATAGCCTAAACTATTTGGCGAGTGCTCCTGGCGACAGGTGGTCGCCGCCGACAACTTGGACGTTCACAAATTGTTATGTTTACGACTGGCCTTGCCGAATCGGCCAGGCATATATGCCTGCGGTCTATTTGCCGTTCCAGACCTACGGCAATGCCATATGGAGCAACGCATTCGGAAGAGCAACACGCCTCGCGGATACCCCAGGATGGTCTGCTGTCCGCGTATGGACGTCGGACGGACTCTACGACTACGATCTCTACCCGCCGTTTCTCGGGCAGGCATGCCATATCAGAAACCACACGTTCAGTTCGATCTATTCCACCGTTTATCACACCTGCCACGGCGTGAACTGGCGGAATATGCGGGTGTGGTATCGATCGCTCGCGTCAACCACTCCAGGTTCGTTTTCGCTCGATCTGCTCTCTGCTCCAGGGTTTTCCAGTGTCGGGACGAGCTACTCAGCACTAACAAACACAGTCGGATCTCTCACAGCGTCTCCGACCACGGCGTGGCAGTTCACCGACGTCTCGATCAGCACCAGCGCATCCACCTGGTCCGTCTGCTATGAGCGGCTGACCTTTCCGGTATCAGCCTACGGATACGAGGTCCAGGTTGCGCTATCACCTGCCTATGATGTCCCGCTCTGGTTCTCTGTGTGCGGCCCGAACAATGGCATCGTCCCTGGAGGGGTGATGACCTCGCTGCTCACCACACCGATACCGAGAGGCGCGACATACACCGCGACACCTGGCGCGACTTCCTTCCCCTTCCCGTCGTCAACCAACGAGTTTACTACCTGCGTGATGCGTCCGCCTCGAGGCAGGTACAGGCTGACCGGAGGGCTAATCACTACGACTGCGATTCCTGGTGCGACCCAAGGGCCGTACATCACGAGCACCAGCAAGGCAACGTGCGACGGCACAGAGCAGCTGTATGCGATCTTCGGCACCGCGCGGAACTCTGCGTGGTCATTCTCTCTCTCGTCGATCACCCCTACGGCAACTGCGATATCATCTAGCGGCACGTCGTGGAGCGATTACGGGAAGATCACTGCCACAGCGACTGGAGATATGCTGATAACGACAACTACGACTTCGACCGGGTTCCGCCTGCTGGCGAAGGTGGACGGTGACGGTCTGATCCCACACCATGAGGCAGAGTACGAATTGCTTGCCCCGTCATCTGGTTTTTCCGCCTCGGATCTAGGGACGCCTCCGAGTTTCGCGAAAGACGGGTCTTATTATCGCGTCGCATCTGGAGCCACTGGAGAATGGGCAGGCCATGTCGGTGAAATCGCTATAGCGAGATACGACTCGGCATCTACCCTGCGGTGGACGTACGAACGGGAGGATCCTGCCTGGGCGCAGGTCGCACAGTTCGGCGGGACGATCAGAATCCCTGTCACCAGCGGAGCGGTGGTGTATCTGCGATGCAACGCCTACGATCAAGCGTGGCCGTCAGGAATCCAGGACATAGATTCTGTCTCCGTCAGGACGACCTGGGCCATCGAGTAGAGGCAGCACCTGTGCCGGTCATCCGGCAATACAGATGCCAGGCGCTCAAGCACCATCAGTCTGGTTGTTTCCGTATTGTGCAGAACCAGATTGAGGAGACCGCCACCCATCTGTGACAGGCGAAAACGGCAGCCCATTCTCCGAGTAGTATTGCCTCCACAGCGCGATAATGGGGTCAGAGTGCTCGCGCTCAAACAGATAGCACGCAATGGTGGCAATGAACTCGTCGTGCCCAATCTGAGAATACGCCGTGGCGAGCAGGTCATAAAGCGTACGATTTAGCGTAATCGTGATTGCTGCCTCGTGTCTAGGCACAGTATCCCTTTCCGCTGCACCACTCGCAGCCGTCTCCTTCGCATACGTTGCAAAGCTCAAACACGGCTTCGTGACACCTGACGCAGCAACGGTCGAAATCGCTGCGACCAACGCCGTTGTCAATCGCGGTTGTATCCTCTTCGTCGCACACACGCTCGCATGCTGTGCAATAATATGTATTCATGGCGTCCGATCTATGCTCGATCTCTCGCGCACAAGGAAGGCCGCAAACGTCTCCGATCCTTCATAGTGCGGGCAGCATATCATGCGCGAGCCTGGCCGCATTATAGTCCTGTGGCAGCAGTTCGCGCCATCCAGAGTGCATGTGTCGCACCGACTGGCATTCGACGGCTCGCGCTTCGGAACCTGCTGGCCGTTCGTGTCCAGCGTCCACTCTGGGTTGGCCTTCTCAAACTCGCGGCATATACGGATCTCCTCGCGGATCACATCGCCAATGGTCGGTGAATCGTTGGTCATGGGCCACCTAGGATTTTCCACGCAGCCGCCGCGCACAACGGGAATTGGCCGTTGCCGAGTGCTTTGATGGCACGGCAGGCAGCGAGCATGTTCAGAACGGGCATGTTCCCCTCCTCCTGTGGTATTCCATTTCTTCTTTCTCTCTCTGCTCCTTGACGCAGTACGAGCAGAGCGTCTTTGGGGAGAACTCCCAACCGTATTCGCGAAGCTGGCGCATTACGTCCTGCTCGTTCTTCCCGTAGCGGTCTGCCGTTATCTCGCACGACTCGCAAGTGGCGGTGCCAAGTACGTAAACCTCGATTTTCATGGCGCCTCCCGCATCGCGCGCTTCACCGCCTCTGTCGCCACAGCAACGCCAGCAGCCACAACACCATGCCCAGCAATGAACGGCACCTCGTCGTGGAGCGGCGCGGCCTCACTCTCCCACAATGGCGAGCGAGGGTACTCGAATATATATATGGATCCGGTGTCCAGGTCGTACCACGCAACGAGCGAAAGTCCTCGCGAGGCAGCATGCTCCTGCAACGCACGGTGCTGGTGCGGCTCAAAGTCGCTCCAGCACAGCCTGCCCTTCCTAGCTTTGGCCTCGACCATTACCGAACGACCAGACGCCAGCACGCCTCGGAAGTCGCCTCCGGTCTTGCGCGCGAAAACCCAGCTTTTTCCGCATTTTACCATCGGAGTCGCAACCTTCTCGACGCACCGC